CACTTAGGTAGGCTAAGCCTTTGCTTTGTTGCGCTTGCTGATTGAGGCAGCCTTGCTTCTAGCGTCCGACTTTGAACTCGCACCCCATGCTCTCAAAGATAGGAGTAACCTTGTCGGGCGGCCCTTGCTATCCCGCTCAGGGCCAGACATACCGGCCATACGAGCAAGGAAGCTAGCGCGGCGAGGATTATCACCAGAACGAACAGGACGGCGTAAATTGCTACCAGGATTCTCACGCTCATAAGACCTACGACCTTCCTCATTCAAGCCTCCTTTTGGATTCTTCCCCGCCTTTCTTGTCCACGCTGCCGACTTAGCCATCAACCCCTTACCTCTTTCCCTGTCCTTAGTTGCTCTACCAGCTCCAGGCCACGCAACCCAACTTGCCTAAACCACTTGCTGTCTATCAGCTCATCAGCTGCCCGATCCCAGTTACCCTTCTTTGCAGCATCTAGCATGTTCTCGAACAGCGATAGCCTGGGCCATCCCAGATTAAAGCATAGATTTACCATCACCGCTTTGCGAGGCTCGCACAGGTCGTTCCACCAGGAGGCATTCCTGTTCAGCTCATCTACCACTACTTCAATGTCATTCTCTAGCAGCATCTCTACTTCAATGGTCGATAGCCCACGGGCGCTAGTCAGCAAACGCCCTACGCCGATAGTAGGATGCCCCTGCACCCTGGACCCTTGCTTTATCTCTCTGCCGGTAGCGTCATCGTATACGCAAAGGCGCAAACCTTCGTGCCGCTTTAGCTGCTCTATTACTTTTTGAATATCCATTACTTTTTGTTTTTGCTTAGCAGGTCTTTGTCGGCTTTGCGGGCTCCGCCCTTGCCGCTTACAAATGATTTAACGCGACCCATCGCCCACTGATGCGCGGATACTTTTGGTCGGCTGCCGCTGGAATAGTACGCTCCAAGGCCGCGCTTATATACTTTCTTTAAAATGCTTGGGCTGTATCGCCCGGCGTTAGTCCCCTTAAACTCAGCCACGCGATCTCTCCCTTGATATGCGGTTCATCTCAGCCTTGCTCAGCAGCCCTTTCCGGTATCTTTCCGCTGTTCGTTTAATCTCTTTGCGCCTGGCTTCTGGATCTTTTGCGCCCTTGGTGTACTTTACCGGAACGCCGCCTTTCTTGGCTACCGGCTTGAATTTACGCATCGTGCTCTGCCTCATGGCCTAGCCACTCCTTTTGTTTTTTCCCAGGTACGCAAGCCGCCCAGGCCTAGCATGCCAAGCAGCACGGGCATCATCTCGCTCAGGTCCAGGGGTGGAACGGTGACAGGGGATTCAGTGAGAGTAAGAAAAAAATTAGCAATAGGAATAAACAGAAAATTACACGCAAGGCCAAGAGTAGTAACCCATCCACAAAACGGGCGCCATCCCGCGACAAACATTGAGTGACTTGATGCCTCAGTTTTATTAACAGAGATTTGGGCCTTGGAAATCTCATGCGCTTGCTTTTCCGTTAGGGTCGCTATCTCAAAAGCCAAGCGACTGCGCTCATCTGCATCCGGTATGACCTTATCGAGCAGGCTAGAGATCGGACCAATAAGTAGGTCGATCACGATTACGTCCTAATATAGTAGGCTAGCAAACCAATTATCGAGGACACAAGAATCCAAACAAAGCGCTCAGCCACCTTAACGCTCTGCGTGTTATATCCCACGATAGACTTGAGGCTATCAATATCCGACTCTTGCTCATCAAGGCGATACTCAAGCCGATCAGTCCGAGCCTGGCTAGCCATGATCTTTTCATCAACCCGAGCAATCATAGTCATAGCCTCAGTTAGCTTATCTAACTTGGCCTCGATCCTGTTAAGTCGTACCGCTTGATCGTCCATATCATCGAATCGGAGTAGTAGTCCCGTGACCACGACCAATTAAGCCAAGTCGCACCTTACAGGTTCCTGATCCATAGTCACCTGTCTTGACGCCAATCTTATACTGAACCGCTTCTGGCTCATAGCCATAAGTTTCAATATCAGCAGTAAACGAGTCAACATCGGTGAATGCGGTGCCATCTACTCCAGTTTGTCGCTGCACTGTCACTTCTGTGCCGCCAGCAATACCAGTGACAGAGACGTTAAAGTATCCCTGTATGGTGATCTCATCGCTAAATGTGTTTTGAGCTGTAATGCTCTTTGTTACTTCGCCTGACATTATTCAACCTCCTATCAGTTAGATTCAAGCGCAGTGATTCGCGCCTCTAGTTCTTGAATTGTTGCTACAAGTAGCGGCACGAGTTTAGATTGATCGATGCCTTGATAATCAGGTACTTCACGCTCACCCATGATTGCCTCAACAGCAGGAGTTAGCTCATTACCCTCATCGTCATAAGTAGCCTCAACAGCAGGAGAAATTTCATATTCCTCTGTCTTCATTCCGTCTTTAGTACCAAAAACAGCCTCAGGCACAATGCCTTGAACTTCATGCGCCAAAAAGCCATCAACAGTAACTTCAGCATTATTTTGCCAATTAAATCGTGATGGCTTTAGCTGGGTTAAGCGATCCGTCGCACCTGTAAGAGCAACAACACCGGCTTTTAGCCGGTAATCAGATGTCTGAACAAATGCGGGAGCATTCATATTTCCAGAAGATGTCACCTCACCATTAGGAACTGAGATATTGTTGTTGTGATCGACTTCAAGCGCATCCACTTTTGTTGCATTAGTTCTTACAACAAATTTGCGATTCCCTGCTGGCTCTATCGCAAAGCGTCCAGCATTGTTGACGATTTTTCCAATATCCGTTGAGCCACTAGCGTCACCGCCCAATTGAAAACCTATCGCCGCATTAGCGTTTGTTTTTATGCCACTCGCAACTACATCTAGCGAATCAAATTCGCCGTTTCCATCAACAACAAGATTCCCGTCTACCTTGAGATCGGAATTGATATCAATGTCACCTTCAAAGGTTAATTGGCCTTCAATAGTCACATCGTTGAATGTTGGATTGCGGCCAAAGATGCCGCCGTTTTGCTTAATACTCATTTCTATTCTCCAGTAATATTACTTAGCGGCCCATCCGGTTTTCGCAACACCTGATTCCTTTACATATATGCTAGATCCGGCTCCCCCATTGGTGCGCCTAAACACAGAGCCTACGCCTCCATATTGCACATTCTCCGGGTTTCCGGTTCCTGTCTGGTCAACAATAACAGGAGTGTTTGTAGTATGTGTTCCCGTAATGTAAATCGGCTGAGGCTCCAAATAATTTGAACATTGAACAGTGTTATCAATGTTGATGTTGTCCGAATCAGTAAGGTGAATCTGTATTGCCCATTGGTGTGTTGGCGTCAATGAGGAATAATCAGATGGCTCTATGATGCAGGTATCACAATCTGAGCCATTGATATTAGAGTTTGATATATTAAATCGGACAGCTTTAGCTATCGACAGGCCGACAGGCGGGCTTGATGTTGGATCTAAGCAATTATGGATTATAGATACATTGCCAATATTGACATCAATAGCCTGAATAACACTTACGCCAACATTGTCGTTGTCGTAGAAAAGCCCTCCAGTCACATTTACATTTCTCGATCTGCCAACAGTCAGCCCGTTCGTTCCGTTAGAGTAGTATCTGCCCCCAATAACATTAACATTGGCGAGAAGGTAGTCCGTGTCGGTGTCGCCGCTGTTTCTCGTTAGCTGAATGCCATCGCCGGTATTGTCATGCGACACACAGTTAATAATTGATATGTTTCTTGTTACGCCCAATGATGGCGATAGTGATATATCTGTTTTGCAATAGATTCCAGCACCGTCATTGCCATAACACTCTAACCCGTCAATGGTTACTTCATAGCCACCTGATAAGGTATCAATTCCATTACCGTTAGATGGCCCGGTTCCATTGTTATAAGACTGTCCGCCTATTACTCGCACATTGTCATTTAGCGCTCTGAGCTTAATGCCATCCAATGTGTTGGAATAAAAATTGCAGTCTTGTATCAATAATGAGTCTGTATTTTGAACCCTGATACCATATCCCGAATGCGTATCATGCCCACAGCATTGCGTGACACTGCATCGTGTCAACTTGCCAGCAACAGCACCTTCCGCACCATCAAGGAAAAAGTTAGTGCTAAATCCACTAACATCTAATCGCTCCAGTTTGACGTTATACGATGCGCCTATTACTTTAATGCCACTCACTCCGCTTGCGCTTAGGGTGTGAGTTATAGACAAATCACTGACGTATGCGTTATCAGCACCATCAAGCAGAATAATTGCTCCATCACTGAGCGCGGCTGAAGATCCATAATTGATTATTGTCAAGCCAACACCATTACCTTGGAATGTTGTGTTGTCTTTTAAGGCTAATGTGTTTGTAACTTTGTACGTGCCCGCTGGTACAATAATTTTAGCCGCCACATTTACAGCCGCCTGTATAGCCGCAGTATCATCCGTTACCCCGTCACCTACTGCGCCAAAGTCTTTTACATTGACAGCCGCGCCTTCAATCATGCGGTTGTGTGCTTTCGTTAATGCCATATCAGCCTCTCAGTTTTGCCATTACCATCTTAATGGCGACAGTAGTGGGGAGAATAGTT